TAAACTCCGCAAAGGGAGGAATTGAAATATACTTTAACTCTAAGCCGGCACAGTCTGTAATAGACGATTTGAAAGCAAATGGCTTTCGGTGGGGTAAATTCAATAAATGCTGGTATAAAATTGACACAACAAGCGCCCGAAATGTGGCAAGCAAGTACGCTACCATCCCAGAGGATGAAGAAGTAAATCAAGATGCTGGAATTGTAGATGCTCAGGAAGAGGCCGCAATAGCAAACGGCAACTACTAAAAAGAATATTTTTTGGTTAATTAAAGGTCACTGGAAACGGTGGCCTTTTTTTGTGACCATGTGGTAGCCATTGCTTTCGCGATCCCGTGGAAAGTCTTTGATCTGGTGGTGTCGTGGGTTTGTCCTTTGGTAGCCTTCCCACCAAATCCCTTTGCCTGGGCATACCACAATGGCTGGCGTTTGGTCTTCCCTGTCTTGGTATCAACCCATTTATAGAACTCTCCCTTATCTACACTCATGCCGAATAGCGGAGCATCGTAATGTGTTGCTTTAAGTTTCGGAAGGTTCTTGAGCCACAAACAGGTAGTTTTTTGGAATGGGTCACCGAAATGGTAGGGCTGGATGATTTGATCCGGTGGCCGGTATTCACTGCTCATTATGCCAACAGGGTTTTCTATTGCAATCATAGGGATAGGTGCGTTCACGCAGTCCATAAAAAACTTAATAGCCGCTTGCTGCCTTCCATCGGCCCGTTTCTTGGCGAAATGTTTAGATCCGGAAACTGCTAGGTGGGTACAAGGAGGAAAGCAGACCATTAGATCCCAACCACCACGGGCAATAACTTTAAGTAAATCGTCTTGAATATGCCATTCTGGATTGGGGCCGGATGTTGGTTTAAGGTCGCACGAATAGGCTTCATGCCCTAACTTCCTTAACTCAATGGTCACGGCCTGAGATTCCTCGCAGCCTAATAAGATTCTCATTCCACAGGCGGCAAGCCATTATCATACACATCAATCACGCTAAAACTAAAGTCAGGAGCAGGATCCGGCACAAGTACCGGTTCCTTTATCTCCTTACTGGGGGTTGCACGAATGGGTGACGGTTGGTGAAAAGTTAGAGGTATCCGCTTTTTGGGCTGATATGGGTTTGGCCAAAGTTCTTCAAATGTTTTGCCAGTGTAGGCCATTATCTTGTGGTACTGGTCAAGGGTTAGTTTCCTCTCCCTCACCCGGTACATGAAGCCCTGGTAACTGACGTTAAGTACATTTTTGGCAAAATCCTGGGGGCTATAGCCAGCGCCACGTATGGCTCTGGTCAATTCAGTGTATGCTTGGTTATTACTCACAGGTGCAAATATATAAATAATAGTTTTAAAATGAACTTAGCTATTTTTTATATTTTTATTTGATTGTTTGCGCTTTTCACTTAATTTAGCGCAACAATAACCAACAATTGTATGACATACTCAATAAACTATTCAGGCTTTTTAGGAGATAAGCCGATTGAAGGATCACAAGAAGTGGAGTCCATATCCATAACCGGATGCCTCCAAAACTTCTGTAACAAGATGCGCAACCAGCGTGTAGAGATTAAAAAAATACGCATTGAAGAAACCACAAAGAAGAATGAAAGCCCTGCTTGATAGCCAGCACTTCCCTATCTGGTGTATGAACTTTGAGGGCCAGCTACGGAAAATCCATGAAGAATTCGTTAGTGAGGACGGTCACACGTTCCACGATCTGCCATTTACAGACTTCTGTCTTCTGGCCTACACTGAAATGCCGGATATGATAGACATATCCCAGAATTGATTTAAACAGCTCTCACGTGGCATTAAAACGGTTACCCATGAAACCTCTTAAAGAACTAAAGCCCAAGAGCGGATGGCAAATGGGACGGATAGTGTAAACTAAAAACCATGATACCAAGAGTCACATATCGCATAAGAAAGGACACCTTGAAAGTGAGGATTAAGGTGGACAGCCATTCTCCCGCCATCTTCGATACAGGAATATACTGCCCCCCTGACAAATTTGACGTTAAAAAGCAAATCTCAGGATTCCCAAAAGTTCAAAGCTACATGGACTCCACTACCGAGTCTATCAAAAAACTGTTTATGCCAGGCGACACCCCACAATCCATCTGGGCAGACCTCACCAAACAGCGATCTGATGCCCAAGGAACACACCTAATTTCAGACGCATTCGAATACTACTTTAGAACTGCTGCCGTGGAGAAGTCAACCAAGAAGACTATTGAGGCCGTAAAGCAACGAGTGGGCAATGCTGGGCTGCTTGATACCATGATAAAGGACATTAACGGGGCCTTAATTCAAGATTTCGTCTCCAAACTGGACCTGAAAGACTCTACCATCCACGAAACGTATGTTAAGTTCAACTCAGTCCTCAACAAATACATCCGCGATCAGGCTTTAAATATCACCCTACCAAAAGGAATAGTTAAAAAGCCAAAGGCTGTAGAGTCAGAAGAGGCCGAATATTTGGTCTGGGATGAACTCAAAGAACTATTGCGGGTTCAAGTCGACGATGATAGCGATCGCTATGAAAAGGATCTGTGGTGCCTTATGGCGCTCACGGGTATGGCTGCAGGTGACCTTCTGAAATTCAATCCAAGAAAGGATATTTCTGCCGATGGCAAGTGGATTCACTACAACCGGAAAAAGACTAGGAGCAGATGCACAATCCCTCTCCTGCCCCCAGCAAAAGAGATAATTGATCGCTACCAGTGGCCGGCCAAAATATCAATTCGATCTATCCAGTATAAATCTGAGGGTATTGTGAGCCTTCTGGTGGGCCGCAAGGTCAAAAGCCATGGAGCTCGTAAAACTTTTGGTACTATAATGCTGGAATTCTCATATAGCATTGAGGCTGTCAGCAAAATGATGGGGCATTCAAGTCCTATTATCACAGCAAATATCTATGCCAAGGTAACCCAAGCAAAGATTGAGCGCGAGATGCAGGCTATTCCCGATTCAGTTAAAAAAATGATGGAAGTATGAAAGATTGGAAGGGGAACAAAATAAAAGCAGGAGACACAATTGTATTAGTTTCAACTAAGCCTCTTTTTGAAGATTTCGGATGGATGATTCCAAAGGGTAATGGCGTGTTTGAGGTGTTAAAATTAAAGGATCAGCCAAAAGAGCATTGCTGGGAGCCGAGAGAATACAAAACACAGGAGAAAGATGGCCTTTTATTCTATACTCCAGCCGAAGAACCTACCGATGGGATAGTAAGATGGTTCATATTGGATGAATTCTCTATGAAATTCTTTTCACAGCCCGGAGAAATACTTTGCATAAAGGGCGTGTCCGACAACGAAGAAGAATACTATAAACAATACTTTAACGTGTAAACCCATGCCACTAGACGTTTATCTCTTCATAGAGGACCATGACAATGCCGAACTCTCCCACGAAGACTGGATAGAGCAAATGGAGGATGCCGTGGTAACCTACAATGAAACCTACAACACAAACCACGATCCTAAGAGAATAGTAAGAATTTATATTAACAGACAAAAACCAAGTAACCATGAGTAAAGAATCAGACGAAGTAACAATTATCGAGACAACTCCCGATGCAATCTTTCAGGCCGACAAAGCATTGATCGACCAACAAATTGCAACAGCCCACGCATTCCCGCGAAATATCAAAAGGGCAACCGACAACTCAGTAGCCATTGTGACTATGGACAAGGAAACTGCTGAAACATGCACGTACTCAGTTCCAAGAGGTGGTAAGGCAATCACTGGTCCTTCTGTATATCTGGCAAAGATAATCGCCCAACAGTGGGGCAATATGCGTGTAGAGGCCAAGGTAACCTCAGTTGACTCAAAGCAAGTAACCTCACATGCTGTATGCTGGGATTTGGAGAGCAACCTGGCAATTAAAGTTGAGGTTAAAAGATCAGTCGTTGGCAAGAATGGTAGATTCAATGAAGACATGATCACCGTGACCGGAAACGCTGCAAACTCCATTGCCTTGCGTAATGCTGTTTTAGCCGTGGTCCCCAAAGCTGTGGTGGATAAGGTCTATCGCGCTGCGAAGGAAACAATAACTGGTGACGTGTCGGATGAAAACAAACTCAAGGCAAAGCGTAGACAAGTTGTTGATGGCTTGAAGGGAACCTACAGTGTCACAGAAGCAGAGATTCTTTCGGCTGTGGGCAAGGTATCAATTGATCACCTAACCTCTGATGATTTAGTAGTCCTGATAGGAATTGGAACCGCTATCAAAGACGGTGACACCACCGTAGACTATGCTTTCAAAAAAGCAAAGGACATTAAGCCTGACATAAATAAGGAAACAGAGAGGGTAGCACTTTTAATAAAAGATGCCAAAACCTTAACCCAGTTGAAATCCTACGAGAAGAACGTTCCCGAATCACTTCTGGACCTTTACAATGAAAGAGTAAACGAATTAAAGAAGTAAACACTTAACCCCAAATTTTTTATGGACGATAGAAATATGCAAAAAACAGAAATGGTAAGGCAATCTGACCTACCACAAATTCACTCTGAATTTTTAGACGTGAATGAGAAAACAAGTGCCCTCATCTCAAATATCCGATCTGTCATTAATCGGATAAAGCCGATGGAAGACTCGCCAGTCAAGAATCCCTCAAATCCTGAGAGAGTTCCGGGTGATGACTCTTTTGTAGGTGGCATGAAAGTCCATTTGAATTTTGCCAGAAAGAATGCAGATGAACTGGATAACATTTTAAGGCACCTTAACTCGTTGGTATAAATGCTATACATAGACATTGAAACCGTACCGGCATTCAAAACCTTTGAGGATGCTGATGAGAGAACGCAACAGTTGTTCACCAAAAAAATGAGAGCCGAAATAGAGGCTGATGGTGGGCAACGTGATCCTTATGAGATTGCAGCCGAATTGTATCCTCAAAAAGCAGGGCTCTTCGCTGAGTTCAACAAGATTGTGTGCATTAGCCTTGGTGTTGTTATGGATAAAAAGGCACAACTTGACGGTAGTGTTTCTCCTGAAAGTATATACATCAAGTCATTCGCTGCTGAGAATGAAAAAGATTCTCTTATTGCTCTTGCCGAGGCATTAAAAACAGGTTATCAAATGTGCGCTCACTTCGGTAAAGGATTTGATTATCCAGTTCTGTGCCGTAAGTATGTTATGCGCCAGATACCAATGCCGGGCTTGCTTAATATATCAGGTCTTAAACCTTGGGAGGTTCCTTTACACGACACTCAGGATATGTGGAAGTTTGGAGACATGCGTCACTCATGCTCACTGGACCTGCTGGCGCATTGCTTCGGGCTCCCTTCTCCTAAATCAGAAATGGATGGATCAGAAGTAGGCCATTACTACTACAATGTTCCTGATGGTCTAAAAAAGATTGTGGAGTACTGTGAGCGCGATGTGAAAACATTAATCAACGTCCACAGAGTTATGAACTACAAAGCCCCCATACTATGAGCGTAGACGAAATTTTATTCAGAGCCAGTTCTAATGGGGAACTAATGGTGGGAGGTGATGGTGAGATAACCGAAATCCAGTTAGCGAAACTGAATGAACTGCGCCAGCGCGATAGAGACTCAAGGACCGGAGCCGCAAAGCCACTCACAGATAACATGCGCGAAGAACTTGAGAAGCTAATTAACAAGCGTGACAACCCTGAACTATCGGCAACATGCATAAAGCGATTGATAAAAGTTTATGCTAAGGCTTTCCACAACCGGGAGGAGGACATCACCTCAAAGTATCTGGAGAAGGGTATAGAATGCGAAGAGGATAGCATAAGTACTTATTGTAGAGTTAAAAAGAAATTCTTTAAGAAGAACGAGATCAATTTGACTAATAAGTTCACTTCCGGTACTCCCGACTTCTTTGATGGTTCTACCGATAATATTCTGGAGGCCGAAGAAATAATAGATGTGAAGTCTTCGTGGTCACTTTTGACGTTCCTGAACTCCAAAATGGATAAGAAGGTAAAGCACACCTACGAATGGCAGGGGCATACCTATCTAGGGTTGATACCCAGCGCCAAAAGATTCAGGCTGGCCTACGTCCTCAGCAACTCACCAGCAAAGAACATTCTGGATGAGAAGCGGAAATTGCAGTTCATGTTAGGTGTTATCGACCCTGATGTTGATCCTGAATACATACGGCTATGCCAGAAAATAGAGCGTAACCACATATTCGACATGGAGTTATTCAAAACTCACAATCCAGGGTTTGACTTCCACCATGATCTGGATGAATGGAAATGGGATATTCCTTATGATAAGCGGGTCCACGAAACTGTAATAGAACGGGATCAATTAGCCATAAACAAGCTATACGCTAAAGTCCCAGAGTGTAGGAAATGGATTAAGGAGAACTTGTTATAACTCTACCCGATCAAAGGGAGTAAACCGCTCCGCTCATGTTGAAAAAGTTTTAAACGATAATTATTAAGCATAGACAATATTGCACATAACGTGATGCGGCTAAACGCTGTTGGCTATTTGAAACACAAAATTATCAACTTAAAATAAAGTAAAAATGAAAGACGAAAATTTGAATAAAGAAAAAACTGCCAATAGCGATTTAGGTGCTGTTACCTGCCGTTTTTTGTCGGGTAAGGATAAGCAAGAACAATTCCAAAAGGAGTTAAAATCATTGTTGGCGAAATACGATGCTGAATTGCAAATTGAAAGTGGATGGTCAGACGATGAAAAAATAGTTGTTGATTTTGCCTGGGATAAAGATTTGTCAGAAAAGATAAATGATGGAATTGTTCCACAGTGGGTTATAGGTAGTTGGGAAAATGGCAGGTAACTGAAATTTTAAATTAAAAAAGCGATGGGAAAACAATTAACAACCGAAGGTGGCTAATTGCGCACAATAAACAAATGTTGCTGCTGAAATGGCCTAAATGAACTTAATAAATAACTGATAACTAAACATTTTAAACTTTTTGCGCGATGGATGAATTTAAAGAACTCTCTGAATTTTTAGGAACTCAATTAGAAAAACTAAACTCAATAAACAACACAACTATGACACTCGAAGAACAAAATCAACAAGACTTGACGTATTTTAAAATGAATATGTTACAAGCAGAAATTGAGATGCAAGGAATGATTGCTGAAAACAAACAAAGAGAACTTAGAGGTGAGTCTATGGCTTATACCGCAGACGCTTTCATTAACTTAATAGAAAAACATAATATTCATCATAACAAATTCCCATTTGCAAAGGGTTAATATAATGGAAATACCAAAAGAACACCAACTAAAGTGCAATGGTTGTGGTAAAATATTGGATATGCGGGACACATCCGTATTATCACATGGATGGATTGAAGATGGTGAAATAGTTTGTTATGATGATGAACCTATCCCATATTCATCAAGTCAAAAAATAGGAGATAATGTTCAATGGACTGCTGACAAAAAACCGATACACCTGAATTAGTGCGCGATGGATGAATTTAAAGAACTCTCTGACTTTTTGGGAACTAAAATCGAAAAACTAAAATCAATTAAAATGGAAAACAATTTAATACCAGATGAAGTAAATACTTATGATGAAATGTTAGAGTATTTACTAACAATAGCACCCTTACCACAAAATGTTAAAGATGCAATCAATGAAACCTACATTGGTAAGGTTGCTACTTTAGAAAGGATTATGAAACAGAAAGATGACCATATCAAATATCTAACTGATAGGGTTTATAAAATTGGCGCGGAGGGAGAAAAAGTTTAATAAAAATTTGATACGATGAACTATCTACAAGGCACAACAGAGCATGAAATATACACAGTGTTAGCGG